GAGAGAATTCCGTCATGATTTCGTCGGGTGTCATTGGCTGGCCTCGTTAGCTGGTCTGTGACGCACCAAATCCCGTGATCGGAGCAATGTAAATGCCCACACTATCCGAACTCTGCAACCGCCGCGAGACTCTGTCAACGCAGCGCTCTTCCGGCGTGGCCCGTGTCAGCTATGACGGAAAGACCGTGGACTATCGTAGCGTCGCGGAAATCGACCGGGCCATAGAGGCACTGGATCGCGAGATCGCGGCGGCCGAGGGGCGTCGCATCGTGCGCCATGTGCGCATCACCACATCCAAGGGGCTGTGATCAATGGGGCTGCTCGACAAGTTTCGCCGCCCAGCCCAAGGCGGCCCCGCTGCCGTGCGCGCCCGGCTTGAGGGCGCGATGTCCAAACGCCGGTTGCGGGGTTGGAACCCACCGCTGGAAAATATCAACTCACTGGTCGCCTCAGGTGGCCCGAGGCTGCTGGCCCGTGCCCGGGAACTGGTGGTCACCAACGGCTATGCGGCGAATGCCTGCGAGGCCTTTGCGTCGAACATGGTGGGCGACGGCATTAAGCCGTCCTCGTTGATTGAGAATCCGAAATTGCGCGATCAGGTCCAGCGGCTCTGGCTGGCTTGGACCGACGAGGCGGATGCCGATGGCTTGACTGATTTCTACGGCCTGCAGGCCATGGTCGCACGCGAGATGTTTGTCGCAGGCGAGTGTTTCGTGCGGATGCGACCCCGGCGCACTGAAGATGGTCTGCTGGTGCCGCTGCAGATGCAGCTGCTGCAATCGGAAATGCTGCCCTTCGAGAAGACGGAGACGGCGGCAAATGGCAATCGCATCCGCTGCGGCATCGAGTTCGACCTGATCGGGCGGCGCGTGGCCTATCACTTCCGCCGCAGTCATCCCGGCGACAGCACCGACCAGCGTGTCGCGGTGCCAGAAACGGTGCGTGTTCTGGCCGAGGACGTGCTGCATATCTATCGGCCTATCGATGCCGGACAAATCCGGGGTCTGCCGCATGTGGCCCCAGCCATGGTGCGTCTGCTTCTGCTGGACCAGTATGACGATGCTGAACTCGACCGGAAGAAGACGGCGGCGATGTTCGCGGGGTTCATCACCAAGACTGCGCCGGAAGACCCGATGATGGGTGAGGCGGAGGCGGATCTGGACGGGGCGGCCATCGCAAGCCTCGAGCCAGGCACGATGCAGGTGCTGCTGCCGGGGGAGGATGTGAAGTTCTCCAGCCCTGCCGACGTCGGTGGGGGATATGAAGCGTTCCAGTACCGAACGCTGCTGGCCGTCTCGGCCTCGCTAGGACTGCCGTATCATCTGGTCACTGGCGATGTGCGGCAAGCCAACTATTCGAGCCTGCGCGCCGAACTGGTCGAATTCCGCCGCCGCGTGCAGCAACTCCAGCACGGGGTGATCGCGCATCAGCTTTGCCGCCCGATCTGGCGGCGCTGGTTGGAAACAGCGCAACTGGCGGGCCGGTTGGACCTGTCTGACCCTGCGGCTGCGCGGATGGTGCAATGGATCCCGCCACGGTGGGATTGGGTCGATCCTCTGAAAGACATCCAGGCGCAAGTGCTGGCCATGGAGGCGGGCATTACCTCGCGGCGTAAGGTGGTCGAAGCCACCGGCTATGACGTGGAAGAGGTTGACCGCGAAAACGCGGCCGATGCCGCGCGGACAAAGCAGCTGGGGCTCGTGTACAGAACCAGCCCCGGAGAGACACAAGGTGCGCGGGCAACACCTGCAGGGCGGCCTAATCCGAGTGACAGGGCCGACGGCGACAATGGCGAGGATGCGGCTGCGATCGATCCCGCCACCAATCAGGAGTAAAACCATGAATACTTGGTACACGATCCACGCCCGGGCTTCGGGAGCGGAAGTGCTGATCTATGACGAAATCGGCGCTTATGGCTTCAGCGCCAAGGGGTTTCTGGCCGAGTTGGGCGCGCTGCCGGATGATACCCCCATTGATCTGCGCCTCAACAGCCCCGGCGGGTCGGTCTTCGATGCGGTCGCCATTTACAACGCATTGAGCCGTCACGCAGGCAGTATCACTGTCTGGATCGACGGCATTGCCGCGTCTGCCGCCAGTTATATCGCGATGGCAGGCGACGAGATCGTCATGCCCGAGAACGCCTTCCTGATGATCCACGACCCATCCGGGCTGGTGATGGGCACGGCCGCAGACATGCGGGACATGGCAGGAACGCTGGACAAGATCGCGGCCAGCATGACGCGGGCATACGCCGCTAAATCAGGCAAACCCGAGGAAGAAATTGCAGCCCTGCTGTCGGCCGAGACCTGGTTTGACGCAAAGGACGCGCTCGATGCAGGTCTTGCCACCCGCCTGTCAGAGCCCGTGCGCATTGCCGCCAGCTTCGACATTGGCCGGTTCTGCAACGCACCGCCCGAACTGGTCGAAGCGGTCGAGGCCATCGAGCCTGAACCCGCAACACCAGATGCCGACATCGTTGGAAACGACAACGATGTCACGGGTCTTGATGATCCGCCACCGGTGCCCGCCCAACCGACCCAGATTCCCGTCGGGAATGTTGATCCGCTGGTCCCTGCCGACGATCCCGCCACGCTGCAAATGGATACTTCAGGCGACAGCATTGCTTCGGATGATGCGCCTGCCAGCACTGTTGCAGTCGACAACACTGCGCCCGATGCCGCCGCGATCCGCGCCGAAGCCATCGTTCATGCTCGGGCTGTGATCGACCTCTGCCGCCTGGCGGGCCAGCCGCAGATGGCAGGACGGTTCCTCGACGAGGACGCCAGTCTGGACGCTGTGCGCGCAAGCCTGCTGGACGCGAAGGCCGAAGCCACGCCGCAGATCAACCCCCATCATTCCCAACCCGGGCGCAGCGAAACCACGCGCCCTTGGGGCGATGTCATCGCCTGCACCTTCAAACTGAAAGGCTGAAATCATGACCACGCTCACAGAAGGAAAACACGCGGGCGGCTTTCTCGTCTGGGAAGTCCTGCGCGACTTCACCCGCGAAACCGTCACCGTTGCATCCGGCGCTGGCAAACTTGAACCGGGCACCGTGCTCGGCAAGATCACCACGGGCGGCAAATACACGGTGCTGACCCCAGGTGCCGCCAACGGCAGCCAGAACGCCGCGGGCATCCTCTGGGACGCTGTCGATGCCACTGATGCAGATGCTCTCGGGGTCGTGGTCCTGCGCGGACCTGCCATCGTGAACCGTCATGAGATCGTCTGGCCGGATTCTGCCACCGAGGCCCAGATCACCACCGCCACCACGGCTTTGGCCGCGCTCGGCATCATCCTGCGCTGAGCCTGAGCGCAGTTTCACCAAAATCCATAAAATAGAAGGAGGCACCCTGTGGCCACCATGGACATCTTTGAAGGCGATGCCTTCTCCATCGTCGAGCTGACCCGGGCTCTGGAAAACATTCCATTCAAACCTGCGATCCTGTCGGGCGCGGCCCTCTTCGGCAGCCGCGGCGTGCGCGCGCGTACCGTCATGATCGAAAGTAGGGATGGCACCTTGTCGCTGATCCCGTTCTCCGAACGGGGCTCGGCCTATGAAAACCAGATCCCCGAGCGCCGCGAGATGCGCGCGTTTGTGTGTCGCCAGTTCAAGAAGCAGGACGTACTCTGGGCCTCGGAAATACAGGCGATCCGAGGCTTCGGCTCGGAGACCGCCACCCAGCAGGTCCAAACTGAGGTGGCGCGCAAAATGGGCCGTCTGCGCAATGACGCGGAGGCCACGTTCGAGTTCCACCTGTTCAACGGCATTCAGGGCGTGGTGAAAGACCCGCGCGATGGCGCCACCGTCATCAACTACTATACCGAGTTCAACATCACCCCGGCGGCAGAGGTCGACTTCGATCTGGACAATGCCACTCCCGGCTCAGGCGCGCTGCGCAAGCGGTGTCAGGCGATGATCGAAAGCGTCGAGGACAGCTTGGGTGGTCTGGCTGCGGGTCAGGTTCAGCTGCGCGCTGAATGTGGCTCGGCTTTCTTTGCCGATCTGGTGGCGCATAAGGAAGTGCGCGAGACCTATCTCAACACGGCGGCGGCTGCCGACCTGCGGGGCAGGGTGGGCGAAGAGGTCAGCTTCGGCGGCATTACCTTCCGGCGGTACCGCGGTGGGCTGGGCTTTGGCGTACCGACTGACAAGGCGTATTTTTACCCGGAAGGCGTCGAGGGGCTCTTCGAGATCTACTACGCCCCTGCTGACACGTTCGAGACGGTCAACACGCTCGGCCTGCCGCTCTATGCGCGCATGATCCCTGATCGCGACCGCGACGAATGGGTGCGCCTCGAGATTGAAAGCAACCCGCTGCCGATCTGCACCCGGCCGCAAGTCCTGCGCTCGGCCAAGCGGACCTGATGAGCGCCTTCGCTGACGCGCTCGGGGTTCTGTTCCTCGATGCCATTCTCTCGGTCGAGATCTGGCATCGGGACAGCGAGGGGCAGTTCACCCGCGCCCGAGGCATATTGCGCCGCCCAGACGAGATAACCGAGTTCGGCGCGGCGCGGCTTCTTTCGGACACCACCCGGATCGATGTTCGGGTGGTGGATATTCCAGACCCTCGGCCTCAGGAGCAGATCCTGATCGGCAAGGAAACCTTCCTGATCCAGGGTGAGCCGCGGCGTGACCGTGAGCGGCTGATCTGGACCATAGAGCTTGCGCCAGCATGAAACTCGGCATCGACATCAGCCCGGACCTCGTCGCCGTCATGGCCGCCGAGATCAAGGCCGGAGAAAAAGCGGTCAGCGCAGCGATGCATGAAGCTGGGTCTGGCCTCAAAAACGCTTGGCGCGGTCAGATCGCACAGGCGGGTCTTGGGCTTCGCCTCGCAAATTCGATCCGCAGCCAGACCTATCCGAAATCTGGTGAAAGCCTCAAAGCGGCGGCGCTCGTCTGGTCCAAGGCTCCGGTGATAGTCGGGGCCCATGACACCGGCCCACTAATCCGCTCGAAGGACGGGTTCTGGCTTGCAATCCCAACGGCGGCTGCAGGCAAGGGCATGAAAGGTGGTCGCATCACGCCGGGCGAATGGGAACGGCGTCGGGGGCTGCGGTTGCGGTTTGTTTATCGGCGTAGGGGGCCGAGCTTGCTCGTGGCGGACGGGCGGCTGAACAATCGAGGATTAGGCGTGGCATCCCGGTCCAAGACGGGTCGCGGACGCAGCACCGTGCCGATCTTTCTCCTCGTGCCCCAAGTGAAGCTGTCGAAACGGCTCAATCTGGCGCGGGATGCTGAACGTGCGCAGGCGGCGATACCAAGGTTAATCGTTGCGAATTGGGGGAATGTGCGGTTTTTGCACAGGTAACTATGCTGTAACGGCAGGTTCAGAATTTTGGCCGACTGGCTCGGCCAAAATTTGATGCACTGTCTCTCTTGAAGTCCTCCCTCGACCCCATTGGTTCTTCGATCTTCGGTCGAGCAAGAGGATTTTGGTCCAAATGCACCGAGCAGCAGAGCGTGTGCGGTACGGACTCTAAAGTTAATTCTGATATCACTAGACCACAAACGATACATTTTTTGACTGATTGACGATGCAACGTTGGGCCAGCAGTGCTTTCCAGAGAAAATAAATCAAGCGTAATTTCTTTCGAGCG